TCCCAACTATCATTATAAATTACTTCACCTTTTTGAATTTTAACTTGACCAGCAAAACCCATTCCAGGTTCTTCAAAATACAAATTAAAATTTAATTCTGGGAATTGAGAACAAAGAGCATTAGAAATTTCATCACTACCTGGAGCCCAAGCAGTATCATAATAAAAATGAACATATGAATTACTCGTATCTTCAATAGCATTATCATAATCTTTAATACCATCTTCCTTAAATGGATAAGAGTATTGAACTAAATTAGCAAGGTCACTTTTAGTGATATCATAATCACCCCATTTAGTTCCCCAATTATTATTGCACCAATCATACCAATTATCAGTTCCATACTTCTTAATTAACTCTTCATTGCTTGATTTAGATGGTGAAACAGTTCCTTCCAATTCTTCTGGCATTGGCATTAAACTTTTAAATAGCTGATACTTATTTTGTTCCTTATCTTCACCTTTATTTGTTACAAATTCTACAAACTTCTCTACATCGGATGTCTTACCTAAGACACCCAATGTGTTATTACAATGATTTGGCATTTTAAAACTCCATTTCTAATTGATTAGGATTATTTTTTGATATATCATTTACTAAAAACTGTGGTCTTTCTAAATTATTACGATCACAGAATTCAAACCACTTTACATAACCTGCTGCATTCCAATATTGAAGATTATAAATAGCCTGGATAATATCTTCATCTTTAGGTGAACCTGAATCTAAATGAAATTCTATATTCATATTGACTTCTAATTCATAAAGAACATCGCCAGCCCAATCTGGATACTTTTCAATATCAACATAACCAGGACAAATATCAGCCCAAAAATCAAGACTTTCAATATTATCAATATGCATCATAGTTTGATATGAATCTTCATCAGCAACTGGATAGTCATCTAATTTGTCTAGCCATTCCATTGCTAAATAGAATGAAGATGAAATGATCTTTTTATCATCATCATCATAAACACGACAAACTAATCTATCAACATTACCAACAGCCCAATGAGCATAATTTTCAATTCTATAATCATCAGGAAAGATATCCATCAACTCTTCAGTAATATATTTAAAATTTGATTTTGCTAATACATCAGAATCTCTGTTCTGATCAATATTAGTAAAGCCCCAAGTTTTAAACATATCATCAGAACCCCAATACCCAAAATCATCAGGTCTTGTAGTTGCTTGTTTAGCATATTTTTCTATGTTGCTAACATAACCGCTTTCGCCAAATTTACTCATTTGACCTGCAAATCTTTTGCTTTGTCCATAAGTTCAATTATTGCTGTAGCCATAGTTCCACGAGCATCACCATAATCATATACAGGTGAATCAATATCATCACTAAACAAAATTGAACTACCTACTTGATCATGAATATTTGCTGAACTAAGAAGACGAACTCTTCTTTTTTGTGGATGTTGCGATGGTGGTAAATCACTATATTCATCATCATCTTTAGCAACAGGTGCAGCCCAACCATTAGTTGCAAAAGATATCATATCGTAGTTATTAATTTGGCTTAGTAGTTCATCATTATCAGTATCAAGCATATCGTAAATGTCTGAACTGCTATCAATCTTTTCAATCTGAACATTCAATTCTTTATCAATGAGAACGCCAAAGGCTTCACAATGTTTTGAATCAAATGCATAATTGACTGTATTATGAATATTTTCTACTACTGTTACGAATTGTTTCTTTGATAGTTTTTTCATTTTGTTTCTCCTATTTCGGTTTGGCTATTAAGTTTGTTTTTAATTTCTTCTTTAGCTTCTTCATCCCAATACATTGGGAGATTGTGTTCAATATCAATTGCACAATTATATTCAAATTCATTAGCTGTATCAAAATAAATAACAACTTCGGCATAAGTACCGAAGTCGTGATTAAATCTTTTAGCAGCAAATTTTAATGAATCTGAATTCTTTACATAAGGGAACATCCTTTCCAGTTGATGAACATATGCATTCAATTCAATTCTAGATAACTTATCGTAATTGTCAGAACCTAATTGAGCACAATCTTCATCACTTGGTGATGATCCTATTTCCATATAATCAATACCCATTTTTTGTTTCCCCTATCTCTATGGCTTTCCATACTTCTTCTATATCTTTTTGAATCCAACCTTTATCCTTAGTCCAGTAATACTGAAACTCAGGTTCTTGTTTTATCCATTCATATATTTTCATGAATTACCCAGCGCTTTCTGTTTCAAATAATTCAATATCAAGTTTAAACAGTTCAATTTCTGCTTTGATAATTGATTCGTTTAAGTTTTTTAATGTGCTAATGATTACTTGCTTTGATTTATCATCAAGATAATCAAGACCAGCTGATTTAAAATCATACATAACTACTCTCCTTTCCTATAATCATCAATGTCATCTTCAGGATGAACAATTTTATTATTAATCAAGTTCCAAGACCAATCGCAACAAAACAGATTACCTTTGTTTTTTGCTTCATCTGTTGTTGGATGAGATTGTTTTAATTTTTTTGTTTTGTTATACATAGAAAACAATTTGACTACACAATCGTGACAAAGATACAATTGAACTTGTTCATCTTCATCAATAAACATTTGATCTACAAATTCAGCATATCCACCCATAAGTGAAATAGTAAGTCCACTGTCAATGTTATTAAGCATTCCTTTAGAAAAGTCATTAACTATAACTATTTGTTCATCAACTGGAACACCATTTTCTGTTTCCCAGAATACAGGCTTTAATGGAACATTACAACCATCACAATTATTCCAATCTTTTTTGTATATTGTTATTGTTGATCCATAATATTTACTCATTATAGTTCCTCCCATATTCTTTGATAGTGAAATACTTCATCATTATTTTTTACAAGATATAGAGATATAACATTTTTACCCAATTTGCTATCATCAGTTCCAAGATATGGATATATCATTTGAATAGCAAATTTATACTTATTTCTAAAAGCATCAAGTTGCAAATTCTCATCAACATATTTTGTTATGTTATAGTCAGTTGCTAGATACTCTTTGATTTTACCAATGAATACAAATTTAAAATATTCATTTGGAACTGGTCTAGGAGTATAGCCATCATTATCATTATCATTTTCAATAAGCCAAAGCCTCTCTAAATGAACTATATATTGACCATCTTCTGTTGTTTTAAACAACTTTAAAATATTCATACTTACCCCTTTCAAAAGGTATTTATTTTTTCTTTTTACGAAGAAACTTTTTTATATGTGGAAACTCTTGTTCAGTCATATTTAATTCTTTTTCCCAGGTATTCCAATCAGGATTCATATCTGTATCTAATGCCCAATCGTATACTTCTTCTTTTTCTGGAAGATCAACTTTATTAACAAAAGCACTTTTATAACCTTGCCTAAGTTTTTTTATTTCAAGAAATGTTGCTATCTCTTCATCATATTCTTCTTGATTAAATTCTTCATTATCATTCATTGTGTATCACCTTTCACTAGTAGTTGACATATCATTATTACTTTTTTTAACTTAAGACTATCTGGATTGTTAATTGCTGCGTTACGCAAAAGCCAATTGTAATCTTTTAATCTAGCAAATGGGATATCCATTTGACTAGTTAATTTTTCTAGTTCATTTAATATTTGGTTTTTATTTTCCATTTTTACCCCTTTCAATCTGATTGCTCTAATAGATCTGCTCTTACATTTAAAGATTTTAATTCTGTTTTCTTAACCCAGAAATAATTACTTTTATGTAATAGAGCAGGTGTATACACTTTTCTAAATGCTCTTTCTGACACATCTAAACCAATTTTTTGACAATCTTCATCTAAACAATATTTATATCCTGCTTCAAATCTTTCATCAATAAATATTGATTTACAATATATACACTCAGCCATTATAAAAACTCCAGTAATGCTGTTTCTAATTCAATAATTTTAGATTGCATTTTAACAATCATTGTTTGATTAAATTCAAGAACATCCATAATGCTATTTGTTCTATGATTCATTTCAATTGCTAACTCTAATAGGCTAATTTTATTCATAGGAATACAGCCGTGTTCTTTTGTGTCAATTACTACTCCAGATTCAATTTTCATTTTATTCCCCTTTCAAGAGAAGTTGTTTTTACTTTGAATTTTCTTTATTGTATTCTTCTAAATTAAACTTACCATTATCCATTAGCCATTGAATATGATTCATTTCTTGTTGAATATCAAACAATGACTTACCATTTGATTTTGTGTTTTTAATATTAGTTCCAGCAAACCTATCTTTGTTTATTGTAATAACTTTTGAATTAGTTGGAATTAATACTTTATCAAATTCAAATATGATATCGTCTGGTTTATTTGGATTGTAATCAATATCAACAACTTTAAAAGGAATAGCACGATCATATTTTAATAAAGTAATTGTATCAAAATGAACTTCTGTACCAGCATCATAAATGCCAATCCAATTAATTATATCACCAACTTCTAAATTAGAAACTGGAGTAACATAACGATTGAAATCAACTTTTGTAATTTCAGAATGAGTTTTCATTTTATTCCTTTCATTATCTTCTAGTGAATATTTCCATATTTGATCTTACTACTTTTTCTTTTTCTACATTATCTAACTCTAATTTAGTAATTATCTTTTTGAGACTGTCAATGTTTACATCAGATGCTATTTCTGTGTAACCATCAATGACAACATCATCACCTAACTCAAGTAGAGATACGACTACCTTTATTTGCTCTAAACGATTTAGACGAAGAAATAAACGCTCATCAGTAAGATCATATACTTTACCACGAGAATTAGCACGAATATATCTAATTCTAATCAAAGACACCATTAGGTTTATTTCTAATTCTGTATCAAATGATACTAGATCAACACCGAGATTATTTGGTATAGGATCAATTGCTTTACGCTTAGCAAGGCGATGCTGAATATCATTGAGATTGACTTTATTTTTGTTAATGTAACCATCAGGAATAACGATATTACGCATAGCATTATTTACTGATTTAGTTGTATATTCAACAGATGCTATTCTAGATTGAATATCTTTAAGATTAATTTTGCCCATATTATTTCCTTTCCTATTTTAAATAGTGAGATGGATGTATTTGCGAATGTCCAGTAATAGCAGATGTTTTTGCTTTTCTTTGTGGACCAGTTTTTCTTTTAGAATAATCAGTACCATCAGGATATACAATTTCTATTCCTGCGTTACGACAATTTATTTGCCAAATGAATGACAATAACTGTACGACATCAAATTCAAAATCAAGATCAGTAACAGCACTAACTCTTGTATCGTGATTTGTATACTCATATTTAAAATGAGTAACTATACCGTAATTTTTATTACCAGCACTTATTTCAGTACCGAGCAATTCCAATTCTTGTTTAGATAACAATGAATTATCGGATGCGATATCGGATGCGATATCAGATGAATTAGACATAATCAATTTCCTTTCAGATAGAGATAAAGATATGATATATTATACTATTTATTAGAATATGTTTATTCCAATAACAATGCTAATATCTGTCCAAAGATCGGGCATTAGATACACACTATCACAGTCTAATTGCTAAGTCAAGTCACACGCTAAAAAGTATTTATTGATAGGGGTAATAGATCTTAGGGAATGTTTTAGCTAACATTTTAGGTAACATCTTAGCTAAAATGTTAGCGATCACAGATCGGGGTATATAGCGAACAACATAGTGCTTGATATAGTTTGCAATATAGCATATGTTGCGCCAACGCATTTGAATGTAATATAGAGAAAACTTGAGTATACATTTTTGCTCAAGACATAACAAATTCTAAAAATAATAATATAGGTACTGCGCCTATGTTTATGTTTATATTTATAGAAATTTAGTATACATTTTTTGAGGATACAAGCTTCTAGATTTTTTTACGAATGTCTAACCGATTTACGGTTTATCAACGATCTTAGCATTCTCTTCAATAAAGGACATCATTGTTCCAGTATATTTCATACGACCAAGATGACCTAAAGTAATAGCAGGATCTACCCAAACTTTCCCACCTATATTTTGCCAATATCTACAGAAGCCATAGTCCTCAGATAAGAATCTATTTTTATGGGCATCAATATAAGAATTAAAAAATGCATATGTCCAAGGCTTTTCATTTTTAGCAAGAGAGCCAGTATCATCATCATACTTTAATTCAGGGTGAGCTTCTATAAGCTTTAAAAATGTCTCTCTTTTTATGAGCATAAAGCCAGTACCAGCATCAAATATTTCAATTGCCCCATTTTCAACATTTAAAGTAGTTTGATCTTTAACTGGATTAACAACAAATCTAACACTCTTGGCTGCAAGATCTTCAACAGCAACTCCATCTTTTACATTCTTAGCTACTTTTTCCCAATCAATTGATTTAATAGGATAAGCAGCAGTCATTACTTCTTTATCATGCCATAGCAATTTTATGATATCTTCAGGCTCCCAGGATATATCTGCATCAATAAACATCATATGAGTAAATTGCTCATTACCCATAAATTTAGCCGACATATTATTCCTAGCACGATTAATCAATGAATCAGTAATAGTTGCTACTGCAAACTTCATGCTATGATCTCTAAAATACATTAGAGTTTTAATTAGACTCATCATTGTTGGTTCTGATATTTGCTGATCGTAACAGGGAATGGCAAAAAGAACATTCCATTTTGCTAATTGATCAGATGAGATTTCTATTGATTGTGTTTCAAAAAGTGCCATGCCTATAGTATACATAAAAAAAAGGGCTGAGATTGCTCCCAGCCCTTTTTTTATTTTTATATTACTTCTTTCTTACAACCGTCTTGACATTTTTAATGTCTTTTGATTTGACAACTTCACCTTTAGGCTCAATAGTGGTCTCTAATTCTGAGACATTTGGTACTCTAAAGTAAAGAGTTTCATTTGTCTTATCATAGTGAATTTCAACATTAAGGTTTAATTTTCTTGCTTGAGCACGAATTCTTTGTTGCATTGAATTGTACTTCTTACCAGCTTCAATTGCAGTAATTGAAAACGGTGTTCCAGTCTTACTAGACATGGTTAATGTTTCAATAATCATTTGCAATTCAGCAGATGTGCGACCACTTCTTGAGATTACTGGAAAGTGACTGGCTTCTTTAATTTGCATTATATGCTCCTGTTTTCTTTGGTTTGGGTTATGCCGTTTGGCTTGACATTAAGTTATCAGACAAAAATGCCAGTTGCAACCATTTGGGCGTTTTTTATTTAAAAATGTTTTAAGATTTTTTAAGTAGGCTTTCAATTTGTGCAGACAAAACTGCATTCTGAACTACCAATTCAGCTATCTTTGCAGCAAGGTTTTGCACAATCTTGTTGACATCAACAGGATTATCATTTGCTATATATTCTCCATCCATATTCCCACCTCCTCTACTGGAATTTGTGTTTTATTAAAACCTGGCACATATGCATTCATATCACGATTATATACTGTTACTGTACCATAATCCTCAAAATCTTCACCATCTGGGGCATCAATACCTAATATTTCTATTTCAACTTCTTGTTCAACACCCATATTCTGTACAGAATTAAACACTGACCCAGCAAGGGCATCAGCTAAATCTTTAGACCCCGCATTAGGGTGATCTATTTTATTGTTACTAAATAATCTTAATTTTAGCAATTCTTCTTCAACAAGAACATGATTCCAATACCCACGAAGCCTTGTGTCGTAAATAGATGTCATCAATGTATCATAGTCAGTTTTCTTAACGCTATGAAAATCTGCATTGATACCTTGAGCTTTCAAGCTCTGAATCATTTCAATAGATTGCCATCTATCAAATGTAACTAGAGCAACATTAAATCTTCTACAAAGATCAACGATAAGCTGTCTCACAGAGGCAAAGTTAATTTCTTTACCAGGTTCAGCTTTCCAGGAATGTATTAAATCAACATTAATAACTGGGAGTCTTTCAACACCCATTGATGTAACTATTTCTTTAAATCCAGAACAATGCGTCATACACAATGCTGTTCTATCTCTTTTAAAACCTAAGTCTATATGAATGAATCTTTGATGACCATCAGTATTATTAAACCACGGCTTATATCTACCTTCTTCATCCATAGGGTCATCTGAATATATAAAAGCTTTTCTTACTAATTCTTCATCTCTAAAATAAGCATCTTCCATTGTTGGAGGTTCACATTCAAAACGAGATGCAGCTTCAATTGGATTTCTAATATATTCCGATTCTAATTGCTCTCTTTTAATTGTTGGATTAACTTCCCATGTTGCTGCTTTAATTGACCAAGTTTTAGGTTCTTTTTTTTCTCTGGAGCTAAAATATCTCTGCTGAATAAAGTCACCTTTATAGCGAGGGAATGATAATAAAATAACTTTACCAATCTCTGGGAATCGTGACATTACAGATAGCTTACTCATGTTATAGATCGCAGATGCTGATCCTTTTGATCTTACTTCACCTTTTAATTCACTATCTGTTTTAAAGGCTGAGATTTCATCAAGAATAACTGTCATTACTTCATAACCTTCCCAACCTTCAGATTCAGAGTGACCAGAGAATAATCTTACAGGTCTAGAAAAGAAAAATATTTCAGATACTCTAGGTTCAAATCCAACATTATTAAAATAAGGAGATGATAGCAATAAGTTCTTTAATGGTTCAAAGAACACTCTCTGAGCTTGCTGAGCGTTTACAGCAAGGTTTAGAAGGTCAATATAAACACCATGAGCTTTACCATAATATCCAAGAGGATCTCTTAGGCAATGTAATAGATATACGGTATATGCCATAGATATACGGGCACAATGGTCTTTACCAGATCCCTTGCCGAGCATACAAATCACTTCATTATCTGTATACTTCTTATAAATTTCTTTTCCCTCTTCTTCGCCATATAATTTTATTAAAGTGTGTTCTTTGAATATTTGGGTGCTATGCTTTACAATCTCAAGTTGAATATCAGATAAAGGAGGGAGTCCAAGGTAATGTTTATCAGCAACGAAAGTTTCAATGGACACAGGTTCTTCCATAAATTCATCTTGTCTAAGCAATCTATCAAAGGCTGCATAATCAAGATTGACTCCAAGAAAATCAGACATTACTTAGAGAATTTCCCTAGGGCGACAAAAAGCGGTCTCAAATTCTGAGACAAAAAATGCAACGCCGCCAAAAAACCGTCTCAAATTATGAGACAAAAATGCAATGGCGAAATTAATCGGTCTCAAATTCTGAGTCATTCTGTATAATCTCCTGCCTATTAGCTTTAACCATAGTGGTTCCGCCGTTCATTATTTCAAATGCAATTTCTAATTCCTTACGCACTTCTTCTGCGATTGATGGATGCTTGGAGATAACATCTCTTAATATTTTTGATAAAATTTGATTGACATTCTCAGCCTTTTGCATTCTGGCAATGTATTCACCATCTGTTTGATTTCCACCCATGAGCTTGTGTAGTTGTGCTTTTTTGGTAGCAAGATCCCCAGCCAGCTTAATTGCTTGAATCCTAGCAGCAACCATTCCATTATCTGTAGCTATGTTAATCGTTTCCCAAGCTTCCTTGCTTAGTTCATCAAATTCAGTAAGAGCCTTGATCGTATTAAATTGAACTTTTTCAAGAAAAAATGGATCTTCCTGAATCGTTTGGTTCAATATTAATTTGTATTCATCTATATAATCTTTAATATCATTAATTGGTAATGTCATTAATGAGGAAATCTCTCTCATTGAATAACCTTTTACATGCAAAAGACCTACTTGTTCAACATCTTTAATCTTCTCTACTAAGCTTTTTTGTTTAACATGTTCAATATTTGACATAATCTATCTACATAGTCCTTTGTTACTTTGTCCCAAGTCATATTCTCATTTATGTACTTAGCACCTTCTAGTGTCTTATTTGAGACATCATCATAGTTTTTAACTACATATAACATTTTATCACACAAATCATCAAAACTTGGCTCTGCCCACTCTCCAGTATCTTTGTATACACCATCCATGTTCTTTCTAGACCATTTGTAATCTAGAGGTACAGACATTTCTGCATACTCTTCACAGGCAGTAGCGTTAGTGCAGATCGTTGGAATACCTTTTGCTATCGCTTGGAATGGTATCAACCCCCATCCTTCGCCACTTGTTGGGTACAGTAGACAGTCTGCTTCATCGTATAGTGCAGAAAGGAGGCTTTCACTTAACTTCCAATCTATAACTTCAATACGAGGATGCCCGTGAATAGATGACTGATCGCTCGTACCTTTATGAAAACGAGCGTCTGGGGGTCCATTAGATTTGTAAATGAGTTTATAATTTTCATCACGACCAAAAAGATGCATGAATGCATCAACAGACATTTGAGAATTCTTCCTCGTTGAAGGAGATCCCATGCTTAAAAATGTAAACGGCTTATGAGGTTTCCTTTTATAAGGAAAGTAAAGATCTGGATTAACACCCAGATTGAAAGCGTACACTGGCTTAGTCACACCAGAGTTTATAAATACATTTTTCATAAACTCAGATGTAGTCCAAATCTCATCCATCTGGTTCATTCCGTCAACGCTGTCATCGCTTATACGATTGGTTTCCCAATATGTAAAGCCAATTGAATACTTGGAACCAATAACATAATATTCAGGTAGTGTATTATTAATAACAACAGGATTAGTAAACTTAGTATTCCTTAACGAATACCCAACTCCAGGAATTTCTGGAGCAAGATGCTCAACATATGTCTTGGAGACCAATCCATTTTTGGATAGCGCTTCGTATATAGGGTAGGCAGCATCAGCGTACCCAGTGCCCGCTACATGGGAGCCTGCGTCATTCCACTCTACTTCACTCATCTACAGAAAAAGCAATTTTCTTTCCTGCGTTTTCGGCAGCTGATCTTAATTTAGGTAATGGCAGACCGTGAACTTTTGTATATTCAACTCTGTAATTGTACCAACCTTCAACCGCTCGCCAAATGCTTGGGTCGGTAGTATCCGCTAGCTCTTGAAGATCTTCCGTTGTTAAGAGAAAACTTAAAACACCCAAAGGCATATACACAACAACATCGTAATTTTCACCTTTGTCTTTTGAATACTTTTCCAATACATCTTGATATTGGCGAACCATGCCTTCAACTGGCGTACCAGAGAAGAAATCAACATTGCCATAAATGTTTCTTTCCCGAGGGCACACATCATCAACTCCAACAAATGCTCCGTAGCTTCTGCAAACTAATGGTCTAAAACCATAAATAGTACAACCACCTTTATAGAAAGCGCACTTGCGAGTTGTTTCACCTCCAAATTTGAGATCTTTATCATGCATTGCATCTTTTAAGGAATCAGTAACAGACTTAAACCATTCATTAGCATAATCATGACCTTTATCTTCTAAATATAGATAAAATTGCTGGGTCAAATTAAAAGCAATGTTTGCGCATTCCGCCATCGGGATTGTTAATCCAATAGTGCAGCAATGCCCAGAGCCCAGACATTTATACCTAGTCTTGTTCTGGTTTGCCTCAATTACCCGAGCCTGGTTATATACAATATTCAACTCAGCGAATAAACCTAAATCTTCTGCCGTAATACTTCTTTGCATTATCTACCCATACCTTTCTTCTGAATGTCTCGTTGCTTTCTTAATTCACGCTTCCTACGCTCAGCTGCTTGCTGCATAGGTGATTTTGGTTTCTTAGAAGTTACAGCAAGGTTTCTGCCTTTACCTCTAAATTTTAATAAATCATATTTTTTGCACCAGTTATACAAACCTTGCGGTGATATTTCAACATTGTAAGTTTGCTTTAATAACTTACAAACATCGGTTAAGTTCATTCTCTTCTTGACATAGTGCTCGTACAGCCAAGACTTATCTTTGTACGGCTCAAGAGCCATGAGAAACCGCCATTAGATAATACCAAAGACCAATGCCTACTGCATCAACAATATCATCATCTGCTAGGTCTTCATTTGACATATGGAAGTATTCTATCACAATTTGCCGAACACGATCTTTCCTTTCCTTCTTTTTCTTTGCTTCCGTATTCAATTCTATCTTATCATTCTTGGATATATTCTTATATCCAATGCCCCGTTTCCACAAAATTGGGTTAATATCAATTACTTTGAAACAGTAAGTCTGAACAATTCCCCAGGTGTAACCGATTATGTAAGATATAACACGGCTTGTTTGGAAGTTTTGAATGTAAACTGATTGTTCAATTACACAAACAGATGGGTTATGTTCCTTGCATATTTCTTTAATGCCAGAATTAATCTCATTAAATTTAATTGAAATATCATTAGTTTTTGTAAACTTTATTTTACCGCAATCTACTAATTTAAGACCGCTACTAAAATCAATAACTGCCCACCCTAAAGAGTGAGATGACGGATCTATTGATAACACCTTGCTATCGTTCTTGTGTACAATATTCTTAAGGTTCATTACATGCCATCTCGTACTTTGGTCTCATCCCAACCCCAGCCGACTAATCGTTGAACAAACCTTTCTCGTTTACATTTTTCACAAATTAATTCTTTATTGTATACAGAAAGAACAACAGTGCATGTTTTTGTTTTACAAATTCTTTTTTTATTCTTATTAGCTTTCTTTTCGTAATAATTTGCTAATAATTTTTTGTTAGTAATAATCTTTCTGCATTCAGCAGAGCAATAGATACTATTATAAACTTTTGCTATAAATTTCTTTGCGCAATCTGGATTGCTACAAATTCTTTTTTCTTCATTAACCACTTTCTCCCCAGCATAAAGCAGCAACATTACAATCAGAACAATGCTTAGATGTTCTCTTGTACGGTCTGTCGGGGATGTCACCGCTTGTGTAACTCCCATAAATAGTTCTATATTTCTTAAATAATTTATCAATATAGTCTTGATCTTTTTTTATAAAAATAGGCAGAATTTCTTGATTATTCTTACATTCATAAATAACAAAACCGCTATCAAGATTTAAACATTCCATATAGATTTGCGCTTGTCTATAGTGCTCATCCTTTGGTTTGTTATGAAGCTTCCTGTAATGAAAGCCCTCGGAGCTAATTGATTTTAATTCAATCAATTTTTCCCCGTACCAATTGATAATACCGTCAGCTGTGCCTTCAATTGGTGGTGATGAATACGATACTGGGATTTCCTCTTGAACAAGGATGCCCATGTCTCTAAAGTATTTATAAATTCTGTCGTGAACTGCATGACCATTATCAAAGATACGATAAGTTTGCGGTCTGAAGTCTGGAGTGACGCTCACGCCAGTAAACAAATAATTCCAGTACCTCGGGCATTGGTTCGTATAGCTTGGATGAAATCCATTGACTTTTTTAAATTCAGGCTGATTACGCTCTGCCAATGAATCATCAATTGCTTTATTTAGACTATCCACTAGATCTGCATCTGAAAATTCCTCAGCAACAACTGCAATCTTTTTTGGTTGTTTAAGCACCTTCAATGATTTCATTAATATCCGCCTTTCCCAGCGAGTTTTAGAGCATTTATGTTTTCCGCTAATGCTTCATACATTGTTTTCCATATGTCATTAACAAATTTGTCTTGATCATTCATAACAGCAGACTTTCTTTTAAAAGCTTGCGATTTTACAATCATTAGTGTTCTATACGCTGCTAATATATTAGCATACTTGACAGCCTGCATTCCTAAATAGTGATCAGGATTTTCAATTATATCTTCAACTATACGAAGACATTCCATGAATTCTTCTGCTTTATCACCCATTTGCTCCAATAGCATCTCTTTATTAATTATGATATCAGCCATATTATTTCTTCCTTAAATCTTCAGTAACAACCATAGCCTGTTTCATTTCATTCTCTTCACGGTAAAGTGCAAGAGCAATAATTGCGTATGATGCAAGGTCTATAAGGGAATCCTCAACGCCTTCATTAACTAATTTACTCCCCTTAGCGGCACTTTGCAGGCGAATTACTTTATCATTTGCTCGGATTAATGTACCAACCCAGCCTGGAACGCCCCAGTCAACTGACGCACGAACATTGGCAAGAGGATCACTCGCAGTGCCATAGTCCTGCCCTTTCTTTGTGTGGAGCGCTCGTAGCTCCTCTAAGATCTGAAAGAACATTGGGTTCCCGTACTGATTCATGCTTCTACCTTCTTTCTTTGAATTCCGACCATCCAGAACAATATATACAATCCGATATATCCATCATCATGCCCAATGCCGAAACCAATTGATTTATAACCAGACAACTTGTCACAAAATAAACTATATTTATATTTTTTACTCATACTCGCTTCCTTTCACCAGCTCTTGGAACACTTCCCAGTCTATTATAGCAACCTTTGTCTCGGAGTTCTCACCAAATACAACAGAAATGCATGGATATTTATAATTAGCATTCCATGCATCTTTGCGCATTTTGTTCCAAGCTTTTAATGTAAGAGTAAAAGTTCTTTCGTTATGTTTGTAATCAAGTAAGAATTTATTCAACGAAGCATCGCCCTTTCTTAGACCACGACCAGAGTTCTTTACAGCCTTCGCTTTGTCTCTCTTGATCTCTTCCTGTTCAGTTCTTTTCATAGAAACATCTTAATAAGAAAAAATAAATAAACAATAGCTCCAACAACAACAACAATATTATGCTTTTTCATAGCCATACTCCGACATCACTTCTGTAGACAGGGTTTTCATCCACCCGCCTTTCCCTTTAGCCAAGACTCCAGGTTCTCCAGTGTATTCACATGTTTGCAAAGAAAGACTTTCAAACTTGTTAATTACATCACGCATCGCATAATAATCTTTTGAATTTGAATCTATATAATACCTTAACCCACCAAACTTCTCTTTGACTTGGTAAAGCTTATAATCAGGATCAATAGCAGACAGCTCTCTATGGCAATCAACAATCAGTTGATGCCATCCTTGATTACAATCAATGCTCTGGAAGTACGGCTCAGAAATGTATGACCGAACTTCTTCAATTTCATCTTCTAGGTAACTCACCGCTCTCTCCTTATTTCTTGATCTGTTGGGTCTCTGAAGTTAGGATTTCTAATCAACCAATTATACTCATCATTAGATACTCTCTGTACGGGGTTCTCCCTTGAGAAGACAATACCAGATCCAGTAATGTAACCAGTGCCATTTTGAAAACATATATATTTGTCCCTATCCATTGCTTCAACTGGCTTAAACATGGATACCCCCACACGCTTAATTAAAGAGTTAAGCATCTTGTTACACTGTTTTTGCCAGTTATATTCTTTAATAACCGCAGGAGCCTGCTTATAGTAGTAATCACACTGAGCATCAAAATTCTCTACTGCATTCCTCATAAGTTCAACAGTTGAATCAAAATCTGGAAGAATAACATCCCCAGTGTGATAACCAGTGTGCTGTGTCCTACCCAGTGTTGATTCAATGATATTGTTACCAAGATATTTTTCATACGAACACCACCGACTTGTTGATATTGTTGGCATACCCGTAGCTAAAGCTTGCAGAGGTATTAGCCCAAACCCTTCACCCTCTGTAGGGTAAATTAAAATATCGTGGTCATGGTAAAGTTTAACCATGTCAGGTTGACTCAATGTTTTATGAATCCTTATAATATTTTTACTGGAGGACTCTTCTATCTTAAACAAGTCCATGACGCTCATCTCATTGCTGTCATGATACTTAAGCGTAAGCGTAATATCATTTCTTTCCTTAAACAGAGTGGTAAATGCCTTCTCAACTAAATCCGCCCTCTTACGGGGGCTACCTGAATCAACATGAAGAAACCGAATCTTTCCCCGATTACCTCTTTTAAAAGGTGTCCACATATCATCAATACCTAATTCAAAAATATATGTAGGTGTATCAACACCAGAGTTAGCAACTGCATCTGCAGAGAATTGATTGCCTACCCAGATTTCGTCAAATGACTTCATGGTAGGAATCCACCAATCCCAAGCCCGAGTAGCCTCTAGGTATGTACCATTAATCTTATATTGATGGTCATAATGTTTTTTAAAACCAGGCTGGCGAAAATCTTGACCAGTTACAGGATGATGCCATTCAGGTTCCATGTAAAACATTTGTATCTGAGCAGCAGGATCATTCTCAACGACCTCTAACTGCTTACCACGATAAGTGAACTGATTAAAATGTTTTACAATATTGGTATAGCCATAGGCATAGCCAAAAATATTTACAGCGTCTTTAATATGCTGATCGGTATGAACCGAAAAGATCATTCCTTGATAAGCTTTTGAATTTCCTTGACTTGCTTCTCAGTCAATTCAATAGCTCCCATGCCGTTCCACTTACTATCCTCATAAGTATACCAAGCGCCCTTACGAACAATAACATTCATCTCAATCGCAATATCAATCAACTCACGCCGACTATCAATCTGCCCTAATTGGGGGAGGACATAATAATAACCAGTAGAGCCAATAGTAGGTAACTGCTTAGTTTTTTCAATAGTCCACACAGCCCGTTGCGAAGTAATCATATTATTCGCCTCACGCTCCATCTCTCCTTTAGACATAGAAAGAAAAAGCTTAATGACATTATGCATGTTGTGATGCACAACATTACCCATCTTAGCCTTAGTGATTGCGAACATACCACTCAAGTCAACCGTTTGATGAGCAACAAACAGCATGATGTTACGCTCTTTATGGAGATAGTTCACAAGCTTCTGAAGGAAGTAGCCCTGCGAGCGAGCAGACAAGCCCATCGCCTTACCACCTTCGGGCTTATCATAAAACTCTTCCTTCACGATATTAGACAACGAATCAAACAAGAAAATATGTTTTTCTTTATCATCAGTCAAATACCCGATCAAACTTTTCATAATATCTTCAACAATAGTAGACTGAATTACCACCACATCGGAAATATCTAGACCACACTTCTCTGCATACACATCACTGTACGAAGACTCAGAATCAACAATGACTGGGCGATACCCCATCTTCTGCGCCTCAGCCATAATTCTAAAGCACATAGTTGTTTTGCCCACAGAAGGTGTACCCCAAAATAGATGAGTCGCACCAGTATTTAATCCACCACCTAATGCACGATTAAGCCCAACGCTAGGTGTTGGAATAACATCATGGATCGGCATTGTATCGCCTTTTCTTTTATCTACAAGTAACATATTTCTCCTTCATTGAAACATCCTGTCTAGTATTCTTGATTTAATAATTGTTGTTGAAATCTCTTCTGTATACGGAACGAACATCACTCCGATATTATTCTCATCAAGCCATTCTTGCGTGAATCCCATTTGCTTATAGTAATCTTTGCTTTGCCAGTCGGAACCAACAATTACAAGATCAGCTTTTGCCTCTATGATAGCAGGTTTAGAATCAGCACCGCCCGAGTTTACAATTACTTTGTCCACCCATTTGCACGAAGAAACAACTTCCATTCTTTCAGCTAAACTGCAGATTGGAGGCTCTTTATATTGAGAGCAAAACTCATCGGGGTTGACGGACACGACCAAGTAGCCATCGCCACCAGCCGCCTTCTTACATCTCTCCAACAATCTAGCATGACCCGAGTGAAATAAATCAAATGTCCCACCTGTATATACAATCATCTTGCCTCCACTGATGCATTAACGAAATTCCATTTATTAGCATTATGAAATGTAAACTTCTCAACACCATCAATACTGGATAGAGCATCACAGTACTCAAACATTACAGTATCAAATTCTTTAAACTGAAAGTGATTTGTATCATTAACAATGACAGTAGGAACCTCTGGAACGCTTACTGTTTTGCAACCAATACCAGCCCAAGCTAAAACATTCCTAGAATCAAGATGCTTTACCCCAGTTCTGAAATCCATGACTTCTCTTTTCCATACATTCATGCTCGCCAATGTTGCAGCAATTACATATGATTTATCGTTAAGATTATTTATCAACTCAATCATTGTACCAGAAAAACCAGGTAATACCTCTCCAGAATACGGAGAAAATTGCATTACACGATCAACTCCATTGAGCATGGGCATTATAGTGTCAATCGCTCCAGGAATCAACACATCATCATCACCAATAACCCAAACATAGTCACCAGAGCCAGCGGTAATGCCATGTAAACAATTACCATCGCAACCAATGTTTTGTTTCCTGATGGAGTAGTCAGATACATAATTCTTATATTTGTAAGCTATATCTCTTGCATACCCGTCTTGGTCATTATCAGATACAATAATTTCAATATCAGAATTAGTTTGATATATTATACTGTTTAAACAGTCATCTAAGGAATCTCTCCTATATGTCGGGATGTAGATTGTAAGTAACACTAGACTGCTACCTCCACTAGATTCTTCCTCTTTATGTAATCATCAATGGGGATAATCTTATCCGCTGACTCAAGCTTGAAAGAGTCAAGCCTGTTTAAACTGTTCTTATCCTCAACAGCTGTCAGACGAATGGCATACCACATATGCTCTTTCAGCATTTGTTTTACCTTCTTGTAAACTGCTGCAAATACTACAATCTTAAAGAATTGCTTTCCATCCCAACAGTACACGCTCGCCATTTCTTTTCCAGATGATGTAATGAAATTCCTAATGTTGAAAATATATGCAAGAGTTTTTTCATCACTTACATAACCAATACCATGATCGTAAAGCCAAGCATACTTGTGGTCAATACCGTGCTTCTTAAGCATCATAATGTTAAACAGGTTGGAATCTTCGGCTTCATAGACATCACAGTAAGCATGTAGTGTCCTATCACCGATTAAAGCGTAAACATAATCTCTCTGCGCTAGCTCGGTATTGCGCTCGCCAAACACGGTGCAAGACCCCGAGTGATCTTCAAATTCAACTCTCAGGTATCCTGTAGCCTTCTTTGTAGAACGCACCACTGCCTTGATAAGTGTAATGTTTGACATTGTTTCGTGGAACTCATTAGCATCCTCTACGAACTCATCAATCTCTGTTTTATGAGAACTAGCGGCAATAGGGAACCCGAGTATAGGTAGGTAATATTTCTCGTGATCAAATTGCGATACATGACCAATAGACTTGAATACACCAACCTTATCAAAGCTTTCCCTTAGCGGAGCTTTAATAGATGATTTGGAACACTTATTACTAAACTCCTCAAATGAATTAAACGGTCTCTTTTGGAAAATTTCCTTGATAGCACTGCTACCACAGCCAGTGACATTGGAAAGACCAAAGCGAATACCATCTTCTTCGCCTGGGAGTGACATGGAAAAGAACTCAACAGACTTGTTAATGTCGGGACCATATATGGTTAACCCCAAACGCTGGGCTTCCATAAGGTATGCAGTGATCTTATCTGACGCTGATTCATTGTATAGTAATGACCAAATGAACTCCAATGGGTAATTCACCTTCAACCACATTGTTTGATATGACAACATAGAATAAGCAACAGCGTGAGATTTATTAAACATATACAACGCCGACATTTCAAACTCAGACCAAATCTTTTCCGATTGTGCTGGGGTGAGATACTTATTGTTTAGGAACTTCTCCTTGTATTTATCAAAGCCAGCAGCATCACGCTTCTTACCAATGATCTTACGCAACGAGTCGGCTTCCGACCAAGTGAAATCTGCCAGCAACACGGACATCTGCATCAACTGCTCTTGGAAGATCACCGTGCCATAAGTTTCTTCAAGAATAGGTTTTACAATATCATTTGGATACTTAGGCTTAGCGTTACCTTTCTTGCAATCAATATATCTTTGTCCTTGAGATAACAAAGCACCAGGACGAACCAATGCGTTGGACACAACTAAGTCGCTAAAGTTATCAATACCCATTCTCTCTATAAGGTTACGATAGGCTGCAGCATCTGCCTGAAACACACCAACGGTGTTAACATTATTAAAGTTTTCAAACACTTTTGGATCATCAAGTGCCAACGATTGCGCCCTCACATCAATCCCTAGACGCTCTGTAATCTTCGCTAAGCAATCTTTAATCACAGATACGGTCTTTAGACCCAAAACATCTATTTTAATAAGCCCAACCGCTTCGGCATCTTCCATAGCGAAAGCTGTAACCGCCGAACGACCCCCATTTTGGGAATCCTTGCGAGACTCAACAGGACAAACATCGGTCAACGGAACGGACGAAACAACCATGCCAGCCGCATGAACCCCAGCGGTACGAATACGATCTTGCAACCTTGAAGCCAACGGAACAATATCGGGATACTTCTTAATAAAAATCTTTCCCTTATCGGTGGCTTTAAGTTCCTCAATAGTTTCAAAAAACGGCGTGATGCCATTGATCTCGGCAAACGGAACTTGCAACACACGAGCAACATCCTTGACAGCACTCTTAGGTTTAAAAGTACCATAAATAGAAATCGCAGCAACATTATCCTTACCCCAACGAGTGGCAAGATAAGTTTTAACCTCATCACGGCGCTTGTCCTCAAAGTCCAAGTCAATGTCGGGATAGTCATTACGCTCAGGATTAATAAACCGAGCAAACAACAAATCATATTTAATCGGATCAACCTTGGAAATGTCCAACAAAAACGCCAGCAGACTACCGCCAACAGAACCACGACCAGTACCACGACCAATATCATTACTATCAGCCCACTTCACCAAATCCCAAACAATCAAAAAGTAATCGGCAAAACCGAGTTGCTTGATAATCCCCAGCTCCTCATCCAACCGTTGCGTATACACATCATCGGTATACCCCAACTCTTGCAAACGAAACTTTGTAATCTCAGCCAAGTAATCATCCGAATTCATCGCCTTCATAAACTTCGGCAACAAATTCTTCCGCTTCTCCATCCGAGCCGTACACTTCTCGGCAACCTCCATCGTATTCTCCAGAATATCCAAACGATCATAACCCGCATCTTTAAACCAAGAAGCCACCTCATCAGCGCCAGCCACATACGGATTAATATCATCAAACCTAAGATTCCTGTTAGGATACATGTTGTTGATTTTCGCCACCATATCAAAAGAAGGATTATGCAAGCAATCAGCATGATCCTTGGCATGGCGTTGATCGGCTGGAGAGATACTTGGGAACTGGGAAAGCATCAATAGGATCTCTTCGCATCCCTTATCTTTCTTACTAGGAAAGTGACAATCAGCAGTAGCTAATACAGGTCTACCATAAGCGTTTGCTAAATCAATTAACCCGTCATTTAACTGCTTAGGGTTCCATGATTGCATCTCATAATAGAAATCATCTTTAAATATCTTTATAAACTTCTCAGACAACTGCTCTGCCCGAGCCGTATCGCCAGCCATGATTGCTTTAGAGATTGCACTACCCATACAACCCGATAGAGATATGATATCCCCATCAACTAACTCTTCTAATAGTTCAAAGTCAATCCTAGGTTTATAATAGAAATTGTCAGTCCAAGCCGTTTGATTCATCTTAAATAGCTTCTTAAGACCTTCATTGTTTTTAGCCAGCAATATTAAATGGAAACGCTCGCTTCTATCTTCCGAGTCGGACTTGATAGACGGAACGAAGTAAGCCTCTACACCGAATAAAGGCTTTACATTATTGGCTAGGCAGGCATCTTGAAATTTCAATACACCGCCCATTGTGCCGTGGTCTGTAATTGCTGCTGCAATCTGACCGTTGGTGCTTGTTATCTTGGCAATCTCCTCGGGAGTTGACATTCCGTCAAGCAATGAATATTCTGAGTGGCAATGCAAGTGAACAAAATCGGTCACATATTCTCCAAATCTATATCTAGTAGAGAGTTTACTCTATCCATCTGTTTCCAGTAACCAGCATTGTACCATGCATTCTTTAGAAAACATTTGATTCCAGCATCTTCAAGAATTTCAATTTCAGATGGATTATCCTCTACAACAAACATTGGATTTAAACCTTTTATAATATCAACCTTTTCACCAAACTTAGAGAAATATGGAACAGTGGTGCTTATATTCCATTTGTCCAGCCAAGGGATTGTTTCTGCGACTGCAGCAGGTCTTCTTCTTGCAGTAACCACATGAACATCAATCCCTAAATTAAACCAGTAGTTAACTTGAAAGAAAGCATCTTCAAATGGTTTTAAATTTTTCCAAAACAATGCATTTGAAAATAACTTTAAAGCTTCTTCGTCTTGGGTATCTGTCATCAACCAATCTTTATAATCAACATCAACACCGCAAACATATTGTAAATAGTCAGATATGCCTGTGTCTATATCAGCGATAACGCCATCTAAATCCAAAACAATTGATTTATTTTTATAATTCATATTAATTCCTCTCGGTAAATTAAAAAACGCTGGGGCTTTCACCCCAGCGTGTCTTAAGTTCTTTTACCAGCTGTCTTTCATTTCACCAGTGGTTAGGTACATTTGTTGCTTTTCGTATGGCAACAACATATACACCGAATCAAGCTCATGCATTGGCATTGACTTAATAGCATCTGTTTCAGGAGATGTGTCTAGTGGAATTAATGAATAGTTAGTGTCGGATGCTGCCGAACCAGTTCTTGAATACTTATAGAATCTGTCAGTAATAGTTCCAAATTCTTTTGCGTATTCAATCAATGTCAAACCGATATGGCGCTGATTAAATGTTGTATCAAGAACTCGTGGTTCCCATACACCTGGCTCTAGCTCAACCGCAATATTGATAAGCAAATGCGGCTTTGCTCGCCATGCCTTATCAACTGCTGCTTGCTCAGTACCCCAGCAACGGTAGTTGTACTTTTCCATTCCCGATGTAGAAGCGATTCTCCACTTCCAGTTGATTGGTGAAGTGACTACTGGAACATTGATTGCTGTTCCAATTGCTTCGGAAAAGTTTTTTGAGTCTTCTGTCAGTTCTTGACGGAAACGAATTCTGTATGATTGACCAGATTGTACCGTGAAGAATTTCTTCGGACCGCTTTCTTTCTTTGTTACAGACTTTTCAAGGTCTTTTAATGATTTTAATGATGAAAATGACATATTTATGTCCTCCTATAATGTTATGGTTTTGTTATTAATTGCATTTATTATTTGCTCTTTAGTCATTTCGGCAGGGTCTTTAACTCCTTCCGAAACGCTTGCTACCGAGATTTGTTTGCCTCGGCACATCTCTATCATAGCACACCCCATTGCTACGCCTGCATCATCATTGTCACAAAATAAAGTTATTTTATCAAAGAACTTTCTGATCATTTGACCTTGATTTTTAGATACAGCAGCGCCTAAAGTTGCTACAACATTAGGGTATCCAGCTTGATGTACAAACATGGCATCAATACTACCCTCTACGATAATGACAGATTCATGATGCTTAGCGTTATTGATATTAAACAACTCATCAGCACGCTTAAAGCCTTTATTATACAAATACCTAGGCTGTTGTGATGAATCAATTGCTCTACCGATTAACCCACTTACCCGATAATCATACGATCTAACTGGTATGACTACTCTATTCTTTTCATAAGAAAATCCAACTTCAAAATGCTGGAGAGTTTCTACAGTAAGACCTCTTTCAAGCATCGTTGACAGTAGGTTAATATCTTTTTCATAATCTATTGCAAGATTATCTATTGATAGCTCGGTATCCTCCTCAACTGGAGTAAGGTATCTATTTAAATCCTTATCCATCTTAAACTTATCAAACTCCACATGCTTACTGTAAACCTTGCCTGTTAAGTTAAAATACAGTTGTCTAAAGTTACCTTTCTTACCACAGGAAGGGTTAAAGCACTGCCATAGACCAGTTTTTGCATTGATGTACATAGCAGCACTATGAGTGTTCTTATGGAAAGGACAGTAGACATTTAATTCTTCACTGCTGGCGCTCTGAATCGCCACATTGTAAGTATTAAATAATGATAAAATATCCTCTTCTAGCGAGCTAGATAAGAAGTTTGAATTTGTAGACATCTCTACCTTGAATGTAATCTGTTCTTAGGAATGTTTTGTCAAAGTTACCATAGACATCTCTAGCCTCATCTTCCATCCACGGTCTCAGTCTGTTCAATGTTTCTATATCAACAACTTCTCCTCTTACAATAACCTTTTTGCCTAAATGTCCCACTCTTCTACCCACTTTCCTGTTTCTAGGTTCCATCGCAAATAAAAACCAAAGTGCGATGCTCTTCTTACTTTTCTTGATACAACTTGAAATAGATCAGAAGACAAATCTCTGTGTATTGCAAGAACAAGATCTGCGTCATAAGCCAATTGCTTACTCCATGCTACTTCTTCAAGCTCTGGCGGTCTCTCAGAGTGTCCGTCTGCCATTGTAACGGCAGCAACATCTATGATAGGCAGTCCATTCTTAACAGCGATTCTCTTAAAAGCTTTAGAAAGGTTCTTTGCTTTTTCAGTTTCATTCTTAGCACCGCTTGAATCATCAAAAAGGCTGTGGTAGTCAAGAATTACCATATCGGGGTGATACTGGTCAATCTTAGCCTGCACCATGTTTTGATCTGCCGAGTCAAGACCTTCGGATGTAACCAAGTGGATAGCATGCTTGCCTTCAAATGTAGCCTCTGCCCACTTTTCATATGAATCAACAATGTCAGGGTTTGCTTTTACAAGATCGGTATTAGTAAAGTGACCTTCACCATTGTTAAGCAAAGTATCTAATCTCTGTCCCTCTTGTTGCTTATTCATCTCCAATGAGATAATAAGTGGTCTATAGCCAGCCTTCCATGCATTAACTGCGAACAGTCTTGCAATAAACGACTTGCCAACACCAGTCCAACCGAGCAGAACAATAAAGTCTCCAGATTGCCAACCCCCGAATACTTTATCAATAACATCAATACCGCTAGGGATTCCAGCAATAGCTTTAGGGTTTAATGATCGTGCTCGTAGACTTTCTACACGGTCTTTCCACTCGCCAGCAAGATCTGTATCTTTAAGGTTTGAAGAGAACTTATATAGCTTAGATGACTCTTCCATTAAGAAAGATATTGCATCCTTAGGACCAGCCTCATTAATTAGATTATGAGCCTTAGCGACAATACCTCTAGCTTGGTATGCCAACGACTCTCTCTTAGCCTCATCAATGTAATACTTAATAGGCTCTGGAGTAATGATAAACTCAAAATCCTGGTGATGTTGCTTGATTGTTTCCTTTGACGGTACTTTGCTATGTGTTTCGTAGTGAGAAACTATAAAATTCCAAACATCACGGTATTCAAGAAATACATTCTCAACACCGCCATTCACCGCCCCTACATAATCTTGAGTATCAACAATTGAATTCAGAAGTCTAACTTCGTAGTTCATTACGACTCCAATCTTTTCTTCGTTTCTTGGACAATGGATTTAAATTTATCATTAGATTTCTTATCAAACTCTGCTTTATCAACAAAATTTCTTGATTCTATTGCAAAATCAAATATCAAAAATGGACCAGTTCTATTTTTGATAAAATATTCTATCCCAGTAGAGAGGTTATCTGTTTTATAAAACTTAGATAAAGCATCTGCTACCGCCTCTTGTCTAGGAGAATCTGGAATAAATAACTTACTGTGCTTTTCGCAACAGCTTTTGAAGAAGTCTATCAGTTCTTGACCAGTTGTTATCATTTTCTTTTTTTGCTTTCTTCCATGTTTCTAATAAAATATCATACTCGGAGAAACCGCCATTTACGCCATAAGCAGGATTTGATTCCCACATATTTAATAGACATTCTTTTCTTACTGTACAGGATTTGCAAACATTTTTGGCATACTGAACATCGCTGTACTTATAGGAAAACCAATATTCACCATTGGCATCTATTGCGCAAAGGGCTAGGTCTCGCCAAGATGTCAATTACTTTTCTGCATCAAGTTCTTGGAGCTTTGCTTCAATTTGTGAGTCAATAGCATCCCACAATTTATTCCAAGACTGATCGTCATCAATACTGGTGCATACAACTCTCGCACCAGCGTCAAGACGAAGTGATTCATAATTTCCTAAGTTCTTCGTAATACCAACCGAAGCCCATAGTTCAACTTGATTCTCATTTAGCTGTGTCATTTTTATCTCTTTCCTAGTTTTATTTTTTGGGATATTCTAATTACTCTTGCTTGTGCTTGCCCAGTAGTAACTGGTCTCCCTGGGGTTCTCCCACTGAAGAATGTTACCATATCATAGACATCTTGTCTTTCATAGTAGCGCCAACTTTTGTAACTTTCACAAGTTTGGCTGAATTTCTTTCCACTTGGTATCAACTCTCGTTTTTCATATTTACGAATAGTATCGGGTCTTTTTTCAACAATCTTAGCTACTTCACCAATGGTATAAATTCTGTGCATAATTAACTCAGCACCTTCATACGGCATGATAATTTCTTCTTTTGTCGTTAAATCAATAACATAAATTTTATTAAGATTTTTTGTTATTTTTTTAATCTTTACAATTGTATCTGAATACTTGTAAAATTTATTTAAAATTATTTTCGTCTGCAAATTCATAGCGTTCCTCTATTGTTTTAAAACTAAAGGCTCTTAGTATTTTATTCAACTTCCTTACTTCAATGTCTGCGCTATCGGAACAATTTATACATGTTATATCTACCCAATTTTTCTGCATGGCATAATATTGGCTTCCGATCATCTTTTTACCACCACAAAAGGTGCATCTAAAGTCTTTCAATTTAATAACTTTCATTAGTTTAACCAGCAATTATATTCTGCTGTTACCATGCCTTTCTCGGGGTGAACAAAGTAAAGCGACTGAGATGGTCTGCCAGCAGCAGCAAGTACTTCTGCAGCATATGTATTGACCGACTCGGGGCTGCCTGAGATTCTCAACTGAACTGTATTGAATGTCATTTTGGTAGGAGTGTGGAAGTGACCGATATAGATATCATCAAAATCCTCATTTAAAGCACCAATCTTCCAGCCGTATGCTTTCTTTTGGAATGTATGAAATGATGAAAGGCTATTAAACTGATCACCATGACATAGCAAAGCTTTGTAATTACCAATCGTGTCAATAGCATACCAATGCCTCTCTCCACGACCATCTGGTATTTCAAACTTGATTCTTTTTTCTTTTTCAAACATCAGCTGAGTAATGCGGTAAAGCATTCTGTCACCATTGGTTTCAGGATCATGGTCTCTTCTTGCACGACCACCGATAGAACCATGATTACCAATAACACCGACAAATGTTACCTTTTCAAAATTCTCCAACATCATGTTAATAAAGTTCTTCATAATGCGTGGACCATCAACAGTAATCTGTCTATACAGACCGCCATCAATTAAGAATGATTGACCAGGAAATATAAGCTCCCCTTCTATAATGTCACCAAGAGCCCAAATTCTTAACTCTTTGACTGGGTGATCTTGTCTTTGAATATTGGTTAATTCAACAATCTTCTCCGCAAACTTATAAATTCTTTCTTCGCAGACAAGGGAATTATAATCTGGAGTAATTTTAGCTAATTGCCAGTCTGCGATTACAGCGACAGCAACTTCTTCTCCACCTTTTTGTTTCTTAAAGACTGGCTTTGCAATTGGCTTATTCTTATTATCAGCAATATCTTCTTTCACTGCTTGATAAACAGCACTCGCTAAATCGTCATTTTTTGTTTTAAGTTTATTATATTCCTGTTGCAACCTAGTGAACGCTATACGCAATTCAGGGTCTGATACGGGGGTTTCCCCAGTTACTGGATCTTTAGGCACTTGAAATAGACCTTTCTCTCGTCTAAATTTGCACAAACCAGAGCTGTCAATTGATCTACGACATTCTTT